TGATAGGCATGACGGGGCCTCCTTTTGGTTACGGCTTGACGTGATATATATATTTACTGCCCCAATCTTCCAGGGCTTGATTGAATCCTATGTTAATTTCGGTAAGCGCCACGATTTCGGCATCATCGGCCGGGGTGTACGCGGCTGTCACGTCGAAAGAATATCGAGCCGGAGCATAGTTTCCGGTTGAATCTTCGCCTTCCTGGGTGTAGATGGTCAGCGTTGCGGATCCAAAGTTCGGGACGATTTGTCCGGCGGAGAATCCGATGTCTCCATTTTTCATTCTCGTGATTGCGTGCCGTACCTGAGCAGTGAGCAGGTCAAGCCGTGCGGCGGCGGCTTCGTCGATCGGAACAAGAGTCATCGTTTCAAGGCCGGTCGCTTGGTCGATGGTTGTTTGCTCTTCGTGAGTTCCAAGTACGTACATATCGATATTGACCGATATGAGGTCTGTAATATTTTGGCGGCTGCCCCCACCACCGGATTTGACACTATCGACCATGACATTGACCAGCGCTACGCCCTGTTGGTTTTCGATCCACGGCCTCCACCGGTCATGGGTAACGACAAAATCACGGTAAGGGCTGACAGATTTTTCGGCGGTTGCAACTTCTCGCAATGCGGCGACGATATTAGCCTTCAGGGTAGCATGGGTTGGAATCGCTACGGCCATTACACGCTCCTCGCCGTTAGTTTTTTAAGTTGCATGGTGATATGCCCAAGCGTGCGGTCATGCGCAGGATTTTCAACAATCCACGTTGACGACTCGCCAACGGAATTGGTAAACCGACAGCGCCATATTCCTGCAGTATCGGCTGGATTCGCGCCCGGGAACTGGTCAACGCCGTCGGCATCGTACCGCGAGACAGAGAAGGCGACGCGATGGGCAACTATCGGGAGGCCGGTTGTCGGGTCGATATCGAAATTCACGTCAATAAAGAAACCGCGCACGGAATACTCGACGCCTGCAGGGGAGGTAAAGACGGCTGGGACGGTGAATCCTGCCTCCCTCCCCAGTATGCGGGCGGTGTCTTTCCGTGCGCGGTCGTACAGGTTCACAGGTCGCCATCCTCCGCTACAGCCATCGCCGGGACTGACTTTGGCTTTTTGGGTTGGGTTGGTGCGACAATAGGCGCAGGATCATCATCATCCTCGACCAACCCCTGCCTAATGGCACGGACCATAGAATCTGACACGAGCCAATGGTCAATAAGTGCTTGCGGAAGCTGGTCGCCAGCTTTGACATGGATGCGGACGCCGCCGATTACGGCGTCAATATCTACTTTCGCTTTCATCGGCGACGCTCCTTTTACCATGCGGGCAGTGTGATTTTCTGGACGTAGTTAGCCAGGCCTTCGTCGTTATAGACCCCTTCGGCAAACCACCAGGCACGTTGTTCCTGGGCCAGAGTCATCACATCAGGCTGGGGGTCAATTTCAGCGGTCAAGCCCTGTTTCACAATGATGTCAAGATACCTGTTCGGTTTGACCAGGTAGGCATAAGTATCGCCTACCCCTTCGTACACGGTATTGCCATCTCTTCCAATGACAGTATCGCCATCATAAGCTATGATACCAGCGATTTCTGATAGGGCGCCAAGAGGCACGTTGCCAGTGTTCTGAGGTAGTCCATTAATGACACGGGCGGCATGGCGGGCGACGTTGCCGGAGCAGAGCAGATACGATCCGGTAGGATCGATTTTGTTCTGAGTAGATGGGTCTTTGCGCTTGCCGAGGTCATCGAGTGCATTTGCCAGCGTGGTGTACAGGAGCTCTTCCCTGCGGGCCCCGGAGATGGTGGAGGCTGCGGTATGCTTTGCGGTCCCTGCGTTACCATAGGAACCATATTCAAAAATCGGGCGGATGGCGAGATCGTCAAGCTTTGCGTTATACCCAACAGCGACTGCGTCATTGAGTGCGGTCATGTCGAGGCTCTTGTCGAAGAGCTTTGCGAGCAGGTCCCAGGTGAAGCCAGCAGCGTACAATTCGATATCAACGGTGGCATTCTGGCCCTCGCCTTTATCACCCATACGGATTGGCTGGCCTGTTCCGTTGTTCTTCTCAAAGACGATCCCATAGGGGAGCATTTCTGTCAGATTATTCTTCTTGTCGGCGTCCGGGCGGACGTAGACGTTGTACAAAAACTGACGGACTGTCGGGAGTGCATTTTTGCGGATTGTAAGGTCCATACGCATGGCATCCCAGAGCTGGGCCCAATCGGGGATGAGGGTGTTGCCGGTTAGTGCACCTTTGGCATCAGCCTTGATGCGACCGGAGATGACACGCTCATAGACAGACTCAATACGGCCGTCAGCCCACTTCTGGGGGACATGGATAGCGCCGCCGTAGACCTCATGCTTAGAGTAGTCGGTGCCAGATGGACCGATTTTAGGAAGCGGGGCGCCTTTGAACACACGGTCAAAATTGATCGCAGAGGAATCACGGAATCGCTGCCCGATCCGAGGTTCGGTTACCAAGACGACTGGATTACTGTAGAGGCCACCGGTAGGAATTGATCCGGGGACCTTTTTGTTGTATACTTTGATATCGTTCATTTCTAGTTTCTCCTTTCAGATTTTCGCCGGTTAGACATAGAGGATGATGACGATGCCAGCATCGCCGAGTGCAGCGGTTTTTACAGTTACCGCGTCAGTAACGACTAGCTTGGTGTCGTCAACACCAGCGCTCATGCGGGTTACAGCCCCATCTGTTGCCATGGCGATTGCTGTATGGACTGCAGATGAGCCGTTCATCACCTGCGCGGTGCCGCCGGAATGGGTAGCGGTAGCAACGGCAATCACATCAAGGATTGTTGAACCGACCGGAATGTTGGCAGCTTTGCCAATAGTCGAGTAATCTGTTGCTCCGTCGATGACCACTCTGGCAACCTTGAGAGCCGCGCCGGGTAGCGCCTCGGAACTGGGGAACGGGCGGAACTTGACGGCGGTCTGCGCTCCGGCGGAACCGAACGCTCCGGTAATCTTCCCCACAGGGACAGAACCATCGGCAGGGGCGTCAACGAGCTTGCCAGCCGCACTGGAACCGCCAGGGATGAAGTACAAAACGTTACCGGCGGTAAAAGTGTCGGTAGCCTCAACCTGAGCGGTGGAAACTTCAACTTCAGGGTCAAGAAGCTGGATACGTCCAGATGCGCCATTGGCAATGCCATCCGGTTCGGCGACATAGCCGACATACCCACCAAGGTAGACAAGCTCGCCAAATAGAGCGGTACGGCCCAAATTATTCGTAACGACAGCCTGAGCTCCGTTTTCGCGAATCTGAAAATCAAAATTGTAATCGATAGGTGTCATCATTGTATATACTCCTCCTTACCTTACGATCTGGATTGGGCGATAGTCGTTGACCGGTCCAGCACTTTCGCCGGTTGCGGTATCGCTTGTACCTGCGTCAATGGCTTTTGCACTTTCTGCGGCGGCGAGTACCAGGTCGGCTACGGCAAGGGCGATGTCTTCGGCGGTTTTACCGGTAGCGATTGCTTCGTCGATCAATTCGGCGACTGCACCAAGTGCGGAATATTTCGCACGCATTTCATTAAGAGTTTTTACCCTGAGGCGTTCAGCGACCACAACGTCGGTCTTGAGTTTTTCGACTTCTGCGACTGCGGCTTCCCCCTGAGCAAGAAACTCGGCTAAAGTTTTTGGCATTTCTGCCTCCTTTTGGTTTACCCCTGATTCGGGGGAATGTGTATTTTTTTCACCGGTCAAAGCGTTCGAGCCGGTAAGAATGGACATCATAGCTGCGGCCTTGAGCGCATCGGCTTTCGGGTCTGCACGCTTTGCGGCTGCGGCTTTCATCGCCTCGAACTTCATGCGGGCGGTTGACAGGGCGGCGGCCTTTTTATCGTCGTTCTTGTCCTTGTCGTTGCTTTTCTCAGAAGCCGGAACTATGTCATCGACGAATCCAGCGGCCTTGATTTCCTCGCCGAACAGCCAGGTCTCCGCGTCCATCATGGACTGGATATCTTTTTTCGACTTGCCCGTGCGCGAGGAGTAGGCGTTGGCCATGAGGGATGCGAGGCCGGAGAGAAAATCTCCCTGCTTGGCCATTTCTCGGTAATCTCCTATGACCAGCATCCAGGGGTTATGAATCATGAATACGGCATTGTCTTCGGCAAGCACCATGTCGGCAACGTCAGATGATGCGATATACGACGCCATGGAAGCGGCCAGGCCTTTGAGAGTAATAAGTATTTGTGATTTTGGGTACATCCGTTTATAGTCCCGGATGGCATTATAGATTTCTATGCCGTCAAAAACGCTACCACCAGGAGAAGCGATGGCGATATCCAAATCATCACCGCCGGCAGCACGGAGCGATTCGGCGATAGCTGAAGCGGTAACTTCCCATCCGATTTCTCCGGATATATCAATGCGCTTCGACATGGCGTCTCCTGTCTACAAAATCATACACTATATATATGCGGTAACTGCAAATCTGTCAAGGGAAACTACGATTTTTTAAGAAATTCAATCCGAGCACGCAAGCATTCGATCGCTTTTTCTAGGTCCTGTTGCTCGGATGTGTTTGCCTTACGCCCTGAGCGCCAAATGTACTTGATTGCAGAACCACGCAAAAAATCAAAATGTGCAGTAACGTCCTTACATTCGTGGCCTGGTATCCAGGTATAATGGTTAGGATGATGTACTTGGTCATGGGTGGTCATATAACAAACTCCGGATATAAGAATTCTCGTCCTACTATTGCGGTCCATCGTATACCGCCAGTTCCTTGAGGTGTCCTCATGCGTTCCTCCGCAAAGTTTTGGCGGTATCCGTTTTTCGTGGCGTCTGTTTCTGCAGAGCTTTGCAGATATGACCCTGTCATAACGGCATAACGCTTTTTGACATAGATTTTCCCAAAGTTATTGATTCCAATTTCAGGTTCGATCTCATGGGCCCATCTTCGATGCTTATGGCCCAACCAGATAATATCAGAGCGGGTATACAATCGGCGTTTCGCGTCAATGATACCGTCGGTTACTTCGGCGCTTGAGCCTTGACCATGGTTGTAAAAAATTACAAGCGCATGAGCATTGGCTCCTCCAACACGGTCAAAGACCATGCGGATAAAGCCGGTATAACCGCCATGGCGTATGGGCGGGAGTTTCGGATTACGGCGGCGATTAAGAAATGCTATGAGCATACGGGTAATATCTGTTGCATGGTATTTGAGAACAGCTGTTTCGTGATTACCTATTCCAATCATGTCGATATTGTCTACATACGGGGCAAGTCTATTTTCAGCTTGTTCAACGATGACGTTGATTATCCCATCGGTATCGTTTGGGTCATTTCCACGAGAGTAGCGCTTAATATCCTGCGGAAGGATTGCACCGAATATGTCGCCATTCAGGAAGATGCGGGCTTTATCTCGCTTTGCTCTATCAAAATCTGTTGCAAATTGCTGTTCATTGAATCCGATTTCATCTTGGTGTAAATCGGACGCAAAGAAAAAAGGAAATTCTTCGCCTTCTTTTCTGTACTGATACCTAAATGTATGCGCTTCCAATTATCACCATCCCATCATCATACCGATTATTATCATGATAGAAATTATCGCTGTTGGTACTGCGACATAAGTAGTTGTTTTGTAGATACGCAATTCAAGGGATAGAGCGTTGATCTGCTTCTCCGATTGCGTCTTGTATTCGTCGAATTGTACCGAGAGCTTTTCGTATCGCGTCATGAGCGATTCTAGTTTCATCGAGGTCTCCGTCAATGCCGCTTCGGATTTGTCCAGCGATGACCGCGCTTGACTCAAGAGACTTGCCGAGGTCTGCAATTCTTCCTGCAAGCTCTCGATTTGCGCTTTCCGCTCTGTCAAGCGCGCTTCTAGCCGCGTCAAGCTCTTGTCGGCTAGTATCAAGAGCTGTTCGGTACTCATCTGCGATGGCTCTAAGCTTTGAGGTCTCACTGGCATTACGGGGCATAACAATAGCCAGAGCAACGCAAGCGCCAAGTATTGCGGCGATGATTGCGGTGATGACATAGCGTTTCATTAGCCTTGCGTGGAGAATTTGCCAGTGGCAATCAGGCCAGACCCGAAGGCAAGTATAAACTCGAACCCACGGGCGCCAATAAAAAATCCGACAAGTCCGGCGACAACAACAATAAAGCCTACAAACTTCGTTGCATCGCCATCCCATTCGCCATCTGTAAAAAGTGCTTTTATAAAATCTTTCATCGGACTACTCCTTATCTATTCGGTCTGATTTGTACGCCGACACCAGTCCAGAATTGCTTGAAATCGGCGAGCGAGTATCGGTTGTTCCATCCGCTTTTCGTCAGATCGTACTTTCCCGAGGTCCGGTCACCATACGGATCGTCGATTATGATCGTCTTGACAGCCGCGAGGTCGAGCGATATCGAGTCGTACAGCTTTTCGTCCTGGGCCGTCTCGAAGCCGACGATCACAACGATATGCCCTCCGCCCGTCATGGTCGTCGATGCGGCAAAGGGAATGCCACGAGCAATTCCGGCGAGCACTTCTCGGAGGGTCCAATTCCACCGAGGGCCGATAAGCGGTCGATATGTCGGATACCACTCCTCATTGATCGCCCAGGCGATGACCTCCCAATACTCGTTCGGGTTGCGATCGCGCGATCGCTTGTCAACTTCGCGCATGACCGCATAACCGCGCTCGGTTCGGCAGAGCGCCGTTAGAGCATCCTCGGGCTGCGGGTGCTTGTCGCTTTTCGGAAACGGCCATCCGGCGATAGCTAATGCTTCGACGGTGGCGGTTGGTTTACATGTATTGTTTGGGTCGATTTTATTATTACGCTGAGAATAATAATTTTCTTTTGTTGGTGATAAGTTATATATTCGCACGATGAGCCTCACTATCATTACAGCCCCGTATCCTGTGGACTGTTTCAATGGCTACGATACGGCCCTCGTGGTCATCGATGACTTCTCCCAGCTCACCGATACGAGCGTCCTGCTTATCCATGACTTCGGTCAGGCGGTCAATTGCGTCGGTATTACGAGAGAGGGCTGTGGACACTTTTACAAGCGCAGCGATAATTGACCCGAGCATACCCACAGATGTTAGCGCTACAATAATCCATTCTGCAACATTTGCTTGCGGCATTTACTCGCTTCCTCTATTTTGACTAGTATTACTTGGTGCCACTGATTGAGTTGTCGGGGTCTTAATTTCTGAGAGTCGTTTAAATTCCTCTTTGATGGTGCGGAGGTTCTCGTAATAATCACCTCCATTCGTTTCAGCGGTAATCATTTCACCTGTCTTATATCCGTGTTCGTGTTCCAGGATATTTGCCTTGACTAGGCTTTCGGGGTCCATATTTGGTAAGCGGTTGCCTACCCACATGGCATTGGTATACGCCAGTCGCATATCTTCTGAGTCATAATATCCCGGTGCTTCAATGCGTCCACGAGAGAGTTCACCAGCGAACCACATTTGGTAGATGTCATCTTCAAAATCGAATCCGTGGTTTTCGCGGAATCGTGTTACGGCCATCCAGAACATAAGCAGTTCGCCACGGGCCCCGGAGTAGGATTGATTGAAATGGAGTTGGACAGCAGAGAGTGGCATACCACGACCGCTGGAAAGATTTTTCAGCACCGTGTCGTAGAAGTTGCCAAAATTTACATTTGGTCGTTTAGTGTCAAAACTGTGCGGTGTATG